AATCAGGGGGCAAACTCCAGACCGTTACAAAACAGTCTACAAAATTAGGACGGCCTACAGAGAAACCTAATCCTGTCATAGTTAATGAAATTATTGATTGGATTGCTCATGGTAATACTTTACGTTCTTATTGTCGTTTAAAAAATAAGCCAAACTGGAGAACTATTTATAATTGGTTGGAGAAAGATGATGGAGACTTTATCACACGCTTCGCACACGCACGAGACATGGGAGCAGATGCGATTGCGGAGGAATGTTTGGAAATAATAGATTCTCCTCTTCCTTTGTGCGGTTCTGAGGGCAATACAAGGCTAGATCCAGCAGCAGTACAGATGCAGAAGAATAGAGTTGAAGCAAGGCTCAAGTTGTTAGCTAAATGGAATCCTAAAAAGTATGGAGAAAAGGTTGGATTGCAAGCAGAGGGAAATATTACTTTAAATATTGCAACTGGTGTACCACAGTAGATGAACGCTACTTCAATTGCACTTCAATATTCTCCTCGTTCATGGCAACGTCAATGTCATTTAAATAAAAAAAGATTTAGTGTTTTTGCATTGCATAGGCGATCTGGCAAGACAGAGCTAGCAATCATGGAGCTAATAGATAAAGCAATAAAAACAGACAAAGAGTTAGGTATGTTTGTTTACGTTGCACCGTTCTTAAGACAGGCAAAAGCAATTGCATGGGCAAGATTAAAAAGCAAGCTAGAACCATTGCGTAGGCAGTCTGTAATCGAGATAAACGAAGGAGAACTTTCGGTTAGGTTTAAACATAATGGAGCAATCATTAGACTTTTTGGGGGCGATAATCCAGATGCATTACGAGGAATGCGACTCGATGGTTGTGTGATAGATGAGGTAGCGAATATCAAGAATGAACTATGGTCAGATATTGTCCAACCTGCACTCTCTGACCGTCTTGGATGGTCATTGTTTATTGGTACACCTCAAGGAATTAACTTGTTTTCTGAGTTGTATTACAAAGCCATAGAAGAAGACGATTGGGCAGCAGCTAGATACACAGTATTTGATACAGATAGCTTGCATCCCAAAGAGGTAACTCGTCTTAAACGAGACATGAGTGAGACATCATTTGCTCGTGAGTATTTATGTGATTTCAGTGCAGCAGGTGATGACCAATTAATTGCATTGGCAGATACTGAGGATGCAGCAAAGCGCATATATCAGGCAGACCATGTCAGATTGTTTCCCATAATCCTTGGTATTGACCCTGCGAGGTTTGGAGATGACCGTTCTGTAGTGTTCAGAAGGCAAGGCAAGCAAGCATTTAAACCTGTTGTATATCGAGGTATAGACAACATGGAATTAGCAGCACGAGTAGCTAACCAGATAGAAGAACATAAACCAGATGCAGTGTTTTGTGATGCAGGTGCAGGTAGTGGCGTAATCGACAGACTACGACAACTGTCATATGACGTAATCGAAATACCATTTGGTGGTAAGGCAAGTAAACCAGAGCAATATATAAACCGTAGAAGTGAGATGTGGTGGTTAATGAAACAATGGATAGAAGAAGGTGGTGCAATACCAAACGATGTAGCGTTAAAACAAGAGTTAGCAACACCGATATATTGGTACGACAATGTGGGTAGACGAGTTCTTGAGTCCAAGGATCAGATAAAGAAAAGATTGCAGGGAGCAGGGTCACCAGATTTAGCTGACGCACTAGCACTAACCTTTGCCCTGCCAGTAGCCAAGAAAGTACCAGAGGATATATACATCAAAAGACGTAAAGAATCCACACAGAAGGCAGATTATGACCCATACAGAGGAATCTAACTTTGTTCGTATAGCAGATGGTTTAGATGTAGAACCATTGCTTAAATTATTAGATGCAAAACCTGAGTTATGGAAAGAAATAGAGATAAGGCAACAGTTTACTGGATCACCACATAAGGATACGGAGTCGATATACGTTAGAGGGCCGTTAAAGATGAGCCAATACTACGTTTTATGGGATACAGGATCATATGATTACCCATGTATGGAATATTTAAAACCTGCGTTAGTGCCATTGATGCGACCAATATTAGAAAAGTTAGGAGTAAAAGATATGGGAAGGGTACTTATAGTGAACTTGAAGCCTAGTGGCCATGTAACTAAACATAATGATCAGGGAACGTATGCAGATCACTATCAAAGGTTTCATCTTGTTGTTAAATCTAATCAATGGTGTAGTCAAACTTGCGGAGATCAGAAGCAAAAATTTGAGGTAGGTGAAGTTTGGTGGTTTAACCATAAAAAAGTACATACAGCAGACAATGTTGGCACGACAGACAGAGTACATATAATATTTGATTGTGTACCAAAAGATTTTTTATGACCAGTGTGACCGTAACTAAGGAATCCACCTGTAATCTTGACGGAAGTAGAGTACCTAAAACAGAAATTAGACTCTGCACGTTAGATGAATTTAAGGTATTAGCCAATCCCTTGTTTGAAGAGCATTACGAAGAGATTGCTCGTAACAAACAAGTAATGAAGTTAAAACCTAATTGGCAGTTGTACGATCAAATGAATGCAACAGGCTGGTTATATATTTATCTAGCAATGCAAGGCGATGTATGTATTGGTTATTCTATGAATATCATGATGTATCACTTGCATTATGCTGACCTACGGATTGCTCAAAATGACGTTTTGTTTGTCAAAAAAGAATTTAGGGGTGGACGATTAGGTTTACGTTTGTTAAAAGCTACAGAAGATCATGCAAGATCTGAAGGCTGCAAACTAATGCTATGGCACGCTAAAGAAAACACCGCTTTAGATAAGTTGCTACCAAAACTAAAATATGGTGTACAAGAAATCATGTATTCTAAGGAGATTTAATTATGGTGGTGTCAGCGATTGTAGCAGCAGCCAGTACTTATGTAGCAGTCACAGCAAAAAATGCTGCGGACGAACAAAAGCGAGCGCAAAATAGAGCATTAGAACAACAAAAAATAGCTAATCAGCAAGCAAAAGAACAAGCAGAAGCAGAAGCGCAACGTGCTGAGATTGCATATAACCAAGCCAACCAACAAAAACCAGAAGTGCAGGCAATAATTAGTAGAAGTCAGGAAGCAGCACAGCAAGGTCCAGCATCGACTGTGTTAACTGGTGGCAGTAGTACAGTAAACCCTGTAGCACAAGCAGTAGCTAAAGGTAAAACTAAAAAATCTACAGGAAGAGGTGATGCCAGTGGCGGTAGTTTATTAACAGGTCAAGTTGGAGTAGATCCATCAGCATTAAATTTAGGTGGCAATAGTTTATTAGGAAACTAATTGATGAAAACAAAAAAAGAAAAACTTATAACAAGGTGGGGTCATCTTAGGTCAGAAAGGGCTACATGGTGGTCACATTGGCAAGAAGTTACGACATACTTACTACCGAGAAACGGACGATATTTTCAACAGGATAGAAATAAAGGCCATAGGAGACATAATTCTATATACGACAATACTGGTACAAGAGCGTTAAGAACATTAGGTGCAGGTATGATGGCAGGTGCTACATCGCCTGCAAGACCTTGGTTTAGGCTTGGTACGGCTGACCCAGAATTAAATAGTTTTGCTCCTGTAAAGTTATGGTTAAACGATGTAACGGAAAGAATGCAATTAGTGTTTCAAAAATCTAATACATATAGAACATTACATGGAATATACGAAGAGTTGGGAGCATTTGGCACGGCTGGTTCTATTATCCTCCCCGATAGCAAAAACGCTATACATCATTACCCTGTAACTATTGGAGAATATGCAATAGCAACTGATTATCAAGGTAGAGTTAATACTTTATATAGAGAATTTCAAAAAACAGTAGGAGAAGTTGTAAGAGAATTTGGATATAACAAATGTTCAACGTCTGTAAAAAATTTGTATGACAGAGGTAACTTAGATAGTTGGATTACACTGGTACACGCTATAGAACCAAGGGATGATAGAGAGCGTGACTACAAGAAAAAGGACAATATGAACATGGCATACAAGTCTTGTTACTTTGAAACAGGTAGTGATGGCGATCAGGTATTACGAGAAAGCGGATTTAAAGAGTTTCCGGCAGTAATTCCTAGATGGGGTGTAGCAGGTGGTGATATTTATGGTAATTCACCCGGTATGGAGTCATTAGGTGACATAAAACAGCTACAACATGAGCAATTACGCAAGGCACAAGGCATTGATTACCAGACAAAACCACCATTACAAGTGCCTAGCTACATGAAAAATAGAGATGTGGATAGTTTACCGGGTGGTGTTACGTTTATTGATGGGGCGCAAGGCAAGATAGAGACAGCATTTAACGTAAATTTAAACCTTGATCATTTATTACGAGATATACAGGATGTTCGTGGTCGTATAAATAGTAGTTTTTATGCTGATTTGTTTCTTATGTTGGCCAATGCCACTGATACAAGGATGACAGCGACAGAAGTAGCAGAGCGTCATGAAGAAAAACTGCTTATGTTAGGGCCAGTATTGGAAAGATTACATAACGAATTGCTAGATCCGTTAATTGATATAACATTTGACAGGATGATAGAAGCTGGATTGATACCACCAGCACCGGAAGAGTTGCAGGGCATGGAATTAAACGTAGAATTTGTATCTATGTTGGCACAAGCACAACGTGCTATAGGTACAAATAGCGTAGATAGGTATGTAAACAGCATGGGTATGGTCGCACAGATGAAACCTGACGTTCTTGATAAGTTTGATTCTGATGCATGGGCAGATGGGTACGCAGATATGCTAGGTGTAGATCCTAATTTAATAGTAAGTGGCCCAGAGGTAGCAAAGATACGTCAACAAAGAGCGCAAGCGCAGCAACAGGCAGCACAACAGGAAGCAGCAAATCAAGCTGCTGAGAATATGTCCAAGTTAGGCAAGGTAGACGCAGGTAATGCTATGGACATGATGAACCAGTTTAGTGGTTACAATTCACCATCACCATTAGAGGTATAAAAATGGATTTTGATAATTATTTAAAAACATATTACGGTTTTACGACTGAAGATAAGAAATGGAAAAGAATGACAGCAAAAGCTAAAAGAGTATTGCGAGAAAGTCATAAAATGGATACAGAAAAAGAAAAAGAGGATACAAGATTAGCAACGTTGTATCCATCTAGTACAAAGTCAATGGAGGATTAACTAATGGGTAACGGACTTTATGCAAATATTCATGCAAAACGTGAACGTATAAAAAAAGGATCTGGTGAACGTATGCGTAAAAAAGGAGAAAAAGGTGCGCCAACAGATAAACAATTTAAACAGGCAAAAAAAACTAGTAGAGCAGAAATGGCTAAAAAGTTATATGGCTAGGTGTAACCGTAACACTGGTATAACTGGATATATTAGTTTATGAGCGAATACAATCCTCTCGATTTAAAAAGTCAACAAAAATCCAAAGACAATAAAAAGTCTGCGGAAAGAATTGACCGCCAAAATGAAGAGTCGGATATCAAATGGCTCATGAGCAGCAAGAGGGGTCGCAGATTAATCTGGAGACTTCTGGAACAAGCAGGTGTTTTCCGATCATC